GTTTGCCCGACATAAAAACTATCGCTTGCAGAATACAATGATATGGCGTTGTTTCCTCCGGCATATGAATCGGTTAACTGCACAGCGCCAACATTTGTCTGGCTTGCTGACTGCCTCAGCTGAAATTCAATATGCCCTTTGGACATTCCAATAAACGTCAACGGCAACCTGTTCCCGTTGAGTCTGGTATTCACCGAATTTGTTCCGATACCATATTCGTAAGATGAAGATGTTCCGGAATCCCATTTAGTAGCCCACAGTCCGTTATTGTCAAAATGCCACAGGGCGTAGTTGTTGGAACCAGAAGTACCTTCAACTATGTGAACGCCGTTGTTGTTCCAGTATCCGACCTCTGTGCCGTTTGCATTCAGAATGCTCAGAGAACCGTTGATGTTGTTTGAGCCTCCAAGCGTCAACGTACCGCCTTTGATCCTGTCCGCATTCAGGTGGCCCGTCTTAATTTCGTCTGCATTTATATTGATAACGGAAATAATCGATGCATTGATCGTGCCGCTCGTAATGCATCCGGCATCCAGCGTACCAGCAAACGTACCGGTCGCACCATTCAGCGCACCCTCGAAAGTACCGCTCTTGGCGTATATGCCGTCCTTGTTCCAGTATCCGATCAGAACACCGTTGGCATCTTGAATCTGAAGCTGACCGTTTCCGTTGTTTGCACCGCCCAGCATCAGAGTGCCGCCGACGATCTGATTACCTGACAGGGTGATGACGCTGACAGTGTTGGCACTCAGTGTTCCATTGAATGTTCCAGTCGCAGCACTGAGAGAACCCTTGAAAGTACCGGTCGCAGCGGAAAGCTCTCCGGCAAATGTTCCGGTTGCCGCCGAAAGTTCACCTTTGAACGTGCCCCCAGCTGCGCTCAGATTCCCAGCAAATGTACCGGTGGCTGCACTCAGTTCTCCGGCAAAAGTACCGGTGGCTGCGGTGAGCTCTCCGGCAAACGTGCCACCGGATGCTCTAAGGTCACCGGCGAATGTACCGGTTGCAGCAGAAAGCGCACCATAGAATGTGCCGCCACCATTGAAGGTGGCATTCCCTTGGGCATCAATGCCGAAGTTACCGGAGGCAACGGTGAACGTGCCACCTGACTTGATGTCGATATTGCCGCCGCTCTTAACGTTCAGAGCGCCGCCGTTTTCGATCTCGATGGTGTTCCCGGAATTCAGCTTGATGTACTTGCTGCCGCTCAACTCGATCCCGGCGGCGGTAATACTGATGCCGGAAACCTTGTCATACTTATTCTGAACGGAAAGCTCGATCTGGCCGACCGTCTGGGAAATCGAAGACAGACCGCCTTCAACATTACTGACCCGCGTCTCAAATCCGTTGACCGTCTGGGTCAATGTGGATACCTGGCCTTCCATATTGGAAACCGTTGTCTCGATGCCGTCCACCGTGATCAGCACGTCGGCCATCTGGCCTTCGACGTTCTGGACAGCCAGCTCGATCTCTCCGGCTTTGATGGCAATTTCCGCGACAGTTCCTTCATCGTTCTCGATCCGTTTGCGGAAGGACTTGTTCATGTCTTCGAACCGCAGCCGACCGAAACGCCGGTAGATATCATCAAAAACCTCGTCCAGCTGAACAATCAGTGCCTTCTCCTGCCGATCCCATCCGGCAGGCACCCGCAGCGGCTGATGCTGCTGAATGGTCGAATACTCACTGCTCATGCCTGCCACCTCAATCCGGATCCGTCTCCGCGATGATCAGCATCCCGCCGATCAGCCGCCAGGGTGCTCCGGTCGTGTTGTTCGTTTCAATGATCAGCCGGAACCGGCGACCCGTGCCGCCGAAGTGCAGCCGCTTCTGTTTGAAGCTCTTGTTGTTCCGCAGCTCAGTCGGCTTCAGTGGCAGTACAGTGTAGCTCTTCCACTTGATCTTCTTTTCCGTCTGGATGCCGAACCGGAAGGTGATCTGCCGATCCTGCACCTCCGGGGTGAAATACAGATCGAAACCGCCCTTGCGGATATCCTGCCGCCCAAACATCATCCAGGGCGTCACCCATCGGGTGGATCCTGTCCGCGCCTCGCCAGTCACCCAGCTGTCCCAGCGGATCTCCAGCACCTTGCCCGGCAGGGTGGAGGAGGTGGCGTACAGCCTGTCCTCCGTCTGCATGAAGGCCTCGATGTGGATATCGTCGTAATAGAGGATGGTGCCGTCCTGGGTGTTATAGATCAGCAGCGCGTTGTTGACGGTACTGTTCCCGGTCGGGATTGCCAGATAGTACCGTTCCTGGAAAAGCACTCCGCACATCTGGTCGATGGCTCCCTTGTTGATCGTCCGCCAGATGCCGTCGATCCGGTCGCGCATATATGGATTGACGGACAGTCCGTCATACAGTGCCAGCCCGTCCTTCTCGGCCATCAGGATGCGCTCGGTGTCCACGGCAATCGTGTTGACGAACGGAGCACCGCCGCCGTACTGCTCCTTGAAGGTGTATTCTCCCGGATCGGTTCCCAGGATTCGCCACACCCGGTTCTTCTTGAAGGCGATCAGTTGGCTGCCGAACGCCCGCAGCGCGGTGAAGCTGTCGCCGTCCCAGCTCGGCTGAGTGATGTCGCCTGCACCGTCCTCCGGAATCTCCGGATTCGCCTCCCAGTTGGTCGGGTCAAATGGCGCGGAATAGACGAGCATGTCCGGGTCATCCTCGATGGCCCCGCCCCAGATCCGCTCGGCATACCGTTCGATCACGCCGAACCGTTTCGGAGTCGTGATCGCGGTGACGGTGAAGTTATCCCCGCGCACCATGATCATGCCGTCCTTGGTGTTGGAAAGCAGCAGCACGTCCACACTGGATTCGCTGCCCTGGGGATTGATTTCATATGCCGCCCAGCTCCATACGTTGGACTGGTAGGCGGTCACACCGGCAGGGAAAGGAAGCTGCACCCACGCTGCGGAGGTTGACAGCAGGTAATACAGCTTCCCGCCGGTGGCGGCAAAGAGTACTTCCTTTTCCTCCGCGCCTGAGTACCAGCGCCGGTAAAGATGCGCCAGTGTTTCGACCCGGCTCTCGAAACTGTATGGAAGAACCTCCGGGGACGCCGGAGGCTGCAGGACGCCCGCAGGAGTTTCGACGTTCTTTTCCTCAACGGCGTACCGGATGTCACTGTCCACGCCGTCACCATACTGGCTCAGTCCGGCGAATCCGGAGATCGTGATGTCCGCGTCATATGCGTTCAGTCTGAAGTACGCCATTGATTACTCACCTCGGTATGTTAAAAAATTTCTTGTACCTTTTCGGATTTCCGTCCTCATCCATGCCATCCGCGCCGCCTTCATCGGCGACCCTTGCCAGCATCCGCTCGAAGCTTTCGCGATACGCGTAGCCTCGCTGCTGCTTCTGGGGGTTTCCGTTCCGGTAGATCAGCCATGTCGCCCAGTCGGCCAGATAGCGGTGCGTCCATTCAGGGGTGAGCGGTACGTCCGTATCCTGCGCAAGTCTGGGATACTCGACATTGGCATACGCCGTGTGTACCTTCGCCCAGACCTTGACCAGCATGTCGTACGCTTCATTGATGTAGTCCACGATATGCGGCTCGAAATCAGCGATATCATCCTCGTCATTGTTCGACTGGAACATAACATGGTATTTGATCTCTCCCAGCGTCATGGCATTTCACCTCACAGCTTTGGATAACGCGCTTTCAGCGCCATGAATACCGGGACAGGGACGTCCACCTTTTCACCGCGCTTGATGTAGTAGATGTTGTCGCCCTTCTCGTTGGACAGGGTGACGTGTTCGTACTGATCAACTGCCAGACCGGCATCGCCCGGATCCTCCAGCTCGGGAAGGAAAACTTCAACTGTCGGGCCTTTGTAGGAGTTATCTTTTCTCTCGACCGCTGTAGTCAGCGAGTCATGTTCCAGCGTTGTTTTCGTAGCCATGTTTCCATGCTCCTTTCAGAAAAGAGGGCCGCCCCTATCATTCAGAGGCGGCCCGTGTAGATTAGTCGCTTACGCCATGCTCAATCCGGACGATGAAGTCATCCTGGATAACCGCACAGGCGAAATGCGGAACCTTCCAGCCGATGGTACCGCGCTGATCCAGCGGGTCATCGGAACCGGAGCTGCCAAGCGGCTTGACGATAATCCGAATGTTCGGCTTGCCCTTGCCGCCCAGCTTGACCAGACCGAAGGCGTCCTGACCGTAGATGATGGAGGCATGAACCTCATCGCCGGAGCTCGCGCCGCCGGAAGGAACGATCTTCAGGCTGTTGGTGGTCGTCCAGTCGGTGACGGTATCCGGCGTCCAGCGGAATACAATCTTCTTCTCGGCGGGATACACGCGCTCGATGCACATCGGAGTCACGTAGTCCACGGTGGACTTGGTGTACTGCACGTAGACCAGCTTGCCGGTCAGCTCACGTGCTTCGTCC